CTAGTGCTACCCCTTTTTTGTATGGTCAATTAATGCTCAATTATGTTCCTTATGGAACTCAAAATGAGATGTTTAATGAAACATACAATACTTTACGAACCTCTGGAGCAGGAGGTGCCCGTGTGCTTATCAGCAATACATGAGTACTTATCCTATAACAGGTTTTCTCAATGCTTCTGAACAAAATGTAGTAGAAATGACGTTACCTTTTATTTATAATGGAAATTTTCTACCTATTGCAGGAGCTTCAGGAACTGGTAAGTTCAGTTTGGGATCTATTAATTATTCTGATCTCAATGTCTTGAGTCGAGCTAATGATACAGCTTCAACAGTTATGAATGTTGCAATATTTTGTTGGGCAGAAGACTTTGAGATGCATGTTCCTACTAATCTTGTTCCTACCGCTGGTAAAGGTAAGGCTCTAAAGAAATATCGTATTACTAATGAAACAGTTAATGATGAAACAGAAGAAGCAGTTGGCGGAGTATTATCAAATACAGCTACCGCAATTGCTAATGTATCAGGAAGGTTAACTGATATCCCAGTGATAGGACCTTTCGCTAGAGCAACCACGATTGGAGCTAATGCTGTAGGAGGCATAGCTAGAATTTTTGGTTTTTCGAATCCAGTAACTATTGAAACTTCACAACCTCGTGTTTTGAGGTTGTTTCGTAATCTAGCTACTACTGATCAACCAGATACAGCTACTAAGCTATCTTTAGACTCTAAGCAAGAATTAACAATTGATCCTAGAGTTATAGGAGCTGGCTCAAATGATGACATGGCTTTTAAATCCATGTATACGCGTGAGCAGTGGTTAACTAAAGGAAAGTGGTTAGGAGCAGGAGGACAATTTGTCACTGCAGGAGCAGAGAAGATTGTCTTAGCAGCTATAGTAAATCCTTTTGCTATTAGGCGAACGGATACATGGGGTACTACCCCTACTCGGAGAGCTACAGTTATGAGTCCTGCCGGATATGTAGCTCGCTTGTTTAAGTACTGGCGGGGCTCTATAACCTATAGGATTGAAGTTGTTGCATCAAAATATCATTCAGGTGCGTTGCAGATTCAATTTGATCCTATGGTTCAGAGTGCTGCTTTAGCAGTAAGTGATGTTTATACTGCTGAAGTGAATACACGACAGACTATAATCATGGATATTTCAGAGTGTAAAGAACTCGAAATAACTATCGATTATGTTAATAATAACGTTATGTTAAAATGTCGTGGAATAGCGTCATCAACTTTTACTCCAAGAAAATATGATGATACAGCATTTGATTTGCAAACAGCAAAAAATGCTGATACTGACTTAGGAATGCTTGTAGTAAGCGTTCTTAATGAGTTGGTAGCACCAGGAGATGTTTCGCAAAATCCTGGTACAGGGGCTGGAGTTGATGTTAATCTTTACATGAAATGTGAAGAATTAACATTGGGTCAGCCTGATGAAGGATGGGAAGATTCGATCTTTGTTCCAACATCTGGTATTGGTACATTCAATAAGAAAGTTCTTATTGAAGCACAGGAACCAGGAGATGTTGCTACTGTAATGGGCGAAACTTGTGTATCAGCTAGGATGTTGTTAAAACGTCCTATGGCTACGTATGTAAATAATTTCGTCCAAGGAAGTGGAACAGACGGTCAGTTAGTAACCGCAAACTTCCCTCACTTTGCTCCCGAAACTTTACGAGGAGCATCACGACGGCTCTGTTACGAGTCGTACTTTTCACCTGCCTTCTTCGCAAAACGCGGAGGAATGAGGTGGAAGTTCTTTTTGTGGAACGATCAAACAATTAACACAGCTAGAGATGTAAGATCTTATGGCTTGTTAACAGTAGCTCGTAAGAGCACTGAAGTTCCTGTTTCCGCAATAG